AAATTCATCAATATCATCAATAGAATTCTGACGATTTTTGGTATCTTGGCGACGAAGTTCAGGAAGAGGAATATTTGTACTCAACAAAGAACTATCGGCATATCGTTGCGAAAACTCTTGGAATGTAAAACTCCGATGACGCAAGATTTGAGCCGCAAGTCCTCTTGTAGTTTCTATCTCAAGAGTCATGAATGACTGCTCAAAGACACTCCAGTGCTGATGTTTTACACAATACTTAAGAAGACCAGCAACCTTTGGATTCTCTTGATTGGAGGGATTAGACACTCGTGCCACATATCCCATCATTTTCTCTGCATCGGGTGTAACACTGATCAATTTTACATTCATGCTCCAAATCCTTTTGAGTTCTTTTTATCTATATCAGCAATTTGTTGTTTTACCGAACGCAATTGTGATTTCATTTCTTTGATGCTTTCTTCACTGTAGAGGTAATCTTTCTCGATCAGTCTTTCAAGCAATTTTACAAGTTCTTTTGCTTTTTTTGTTTCAGTCATTTTCTTCCTCAAAGACTTCATCATAATCTTCAATATATTCACTATATGGATTATAATCTACCTTATCATCTCTATCAGAATTTACTTCTGCCTTTAGAGAATCTAAAAGAAGTTCCAAATTACGAATAATCAAATTAACTCTTTCTTTTTCCATATACCATATTACTTCGATACCATTATAGCATAAAAAAGAGGGTCTTGCGACCCCCAGTAAAGTTAAGTGCGTTAATTGTCAACTTTGTGATGCAAACTTACGTTCGATTTTGATACCACGATACATGAGATTGTGGTTACGAGTTGCGGTTTGCTCTGCTAACACAGCAGCTTTATATGCTTCTGGGTTGTACTTAACACCACGATAAGTGATAGTAGACATAATTTTACTCCTAAAGTAATTGGATTTTTAGGTCCGTTCCTTTAGTCGTTTGCGTCCCAATAACAATTAGGATTTGATTCCTTCATTGTCTCAACTAACTCAACCCTAAACTCATTACTGATATTTTCATTTGTCTGCATTCGCAGGATGATAGCATCAGTTTGCTGACAGGTGAGTGTTGTGTAGAATAATAGTTCTAACATGGGATCAACGGAACCGTTGCGCGACTTACTTGCGTCCGATCTCTCGGATGAACGTTAGGTCTATTATAGACCTTATACTGTATTTAGTCAAGAGGTTTCTAAAAATCCCTACAGACCAAAAAATTGCCGGGATTTTTTTCCGACTTTTTTTGAATTATTTCCGCTTTTTGGTTGGGGGTGGTGGTTCCAGTCCCCATAGTTTTGGATTGGTTCTTCCCATACCAAAACCAATACCCTTCAAATTCTCACGGAACTTATCCCAATACATATTAAAGATACGAACTTCTTTCTGACTACGAGTCAAATCATATCTCGTTTCTCCATCAACCACATAAGTGATTATCATGGCATCATAAGGACAATCTTTAGTAGATACTTGTTCCCAAGTTCCATTCTCTATCAGAATGTCGCATCCATATACGGATTTAGAATTTTCTTTTTCTGATGGTGTCCATGAAGTCATAGACTGTTCCTCTATTGTAGGTTCTTTTTCAGAAATTACTGCATTATTACTCATAGTGTAAATCCATCACGCCATTTGATTTCTGGATATGCTTGTGCAATATGCTTTCGATCAATTTTATACTTTGTTTGAAGTTTTTTATCTTTACATAATAGTAAGATTTCTGCTTCTAGTGGATGAAGTCCAGAAACAATATTAATAAACATTGTTTCTCTACGAAGACCACTCAAACTATCATTACCACCTTTCAAAAAATTATAAAACTTACTATATTCTCTACGTATAGAAGAATGACCTTGATCTTGAGAACCTAATGATCTACTTCCAAGTTCAGACATTTTTTCTACTGCATCCGAAATTTTTTGCCCAAGTGTCATACTAAATGATCCTTGTTCATCAGTTCCTGCATAAGGAACATCACCTTCTGGTAAAGCAGAAACTAGTGAAGTATCATAGTTCCAAACAAAAATTGCAACTAATGAATTATGCTTATATTTTTTAAGCACTTCAACTTTTTTTGCAATTGTTCTCTGACTTGATATCAATTCCAGAACTTCAAATGCGAAAGGATTTGCTGCAAGTTCTGGAATTGGATTATTAGTTTTCTTTTTAGTCTTTGTTGGTGTGCTCATCTTCTTCGTTGTTGTCGTCATAGTTTTCAAAATTAAATGCGATTACTTCATCTGGAATTAGATTTCCTTGCTCATCAAACATTTCGGGATGATATCTTGGTGCCTCCCGATAGTTCATCATGTATTCTCTAGCAGTCCAACCAATTAAAAGTCCTACCATAAGAAATAAAACAATTAAAAATGAACCAAATACTAAACTAGTTGCTAACATTTTCCTTACTCCGGGAGATTACTTCTCTTTTTCTTGTTCTGATAGAAAATTCGAAATAGATAGTTACTTCCCGTCTTAGAAAGCAGACCATCTTTTCAAAGATAATATGAAATGGTTTTGACTGCTTTCTCTTACCCCCATTAAGCATTAATTCAATACCTCGATTAACTTCCGAGGTCTTGTTTTTATTTAGCGTAATCTCAGAGGATTTTTTTCCCTTTGAGGAATCTGATTGTGTCAACACATCCTCCTACAACACTATTATCACAAATAACTTGTGGAAAAGTAGATTGTTCACCAAACTTATCATAAAAATTTTCTTTGGTAAATTCTCTATCCAGTAAGTATACCACATATTTTTGTTCTGTCAACTCTAAAACAGTCTTAATTTTATCACAATAAGGACATCCTGTTTTTGAATATATTATAAATGTCATTTTCTTAAACCTCAATCATGTAAGAACGAACATCAGTCAAATCATCATCTCGTTTCATTATATTAACTATAGATTCATCAATTAAATCCGGATGGTACCACCAATCTTCAAAAGAACTACGATCATTTAAAGATACATCAGATACAAGCATCTTATATCCTTTATTCAAAAGATATTCTCTAGATTTTCTTCTATAACTATCAGTAAGATCTACATAATGATCATGCTCATAAGTGATTAGAGAAAATTTATACTTTTCAAAAGGAATTTTTAAAAGTATTTGATATGTACTTTCAGAAGGTTCACAATCAATTTGAAGATAATCAAATACAGTTTCCTGAGTAAAATTGGAAAGAATCTGATCATAGTCTATATTCAAAGCATCTTCACATAGAATAGTATTATTACGTTCTCTGGCAAATTGATCACATAAATCTTTCTTTATTTCGATAGAAATTCCATCCCAATGGAATTTAGTTTCAAGTAGTGCAGTATTGTTTTGATAAAAAGGCTGTTGAGCACCTATTTCTAAATACAATCCATTTTTCTTCCCATTTAAAGCAGAAAGAACAAATAAATCTTGAAATGCTTGAGAATAATTAGCATCTACATTATCCCAACCATTAAATTTAAATCTTAATTTTTGATTTCTATTCTTATTGTATTTTAATTCTTCTTCAGAAATATATCCAGTGGAAAGTTGTAGTAGACTTGCTTGAACAACATCAAAATAATGCTTTTCTTTGATGTCTTGATGGTGCTCCATTCTAATTTTTTGTACGAGTTGCCTACATTCACTTTCCTTTCCCCACCACCATGCTGCTAATGATTGCTCATAAAAAATACCCCATTTCCCAGGATATTCAATATCAGTTCTCAATGATTCAAGTTCAAATGAACAATTCTTCAAAGCAAAATAGCATGTAGTGTAACAATCTTGCCACCATTGCATTCTTTCAGCATATCTGGCAAGAAGAAAATATGCTTCCGGTCTATTCGGCAACATCATTTGAGCCTGCCATAATAGTCCTCGACCACTTTGATCTCTTGTACCTTGCTTAAAGTAACAATAAGATCCTTTAATTAGTGCTTCATATCCCAAATCTGGATTAGAGTCAACAGATCTTTCAGCACACCTAAGAAAATATGATAATGCAGGAGCAGTATGCCCAGAATCATAGTAATAAACACCAAGATTAAAATTATTTTCTGGACTCTCAGTATCACATGAATATTCTACCAATAGTTTCTCAAGATCAGTTTTTTCTACTTTTGTGGGAATATTTTTTTCGGCATTTTTCCACAAATCTAAAACTAATTCTGAAGCAATTTTATGATTATTTTTACTACCATCATTCACATCATCATCACGATTATCAAATGTAGAAATAAATTTAACATTTTCAACAAATAAAGGAATAGTATATGCATCACCTAAAGAAAAAATTAAAGTTTCTACTAATGGTTGAACACTAGACCCAGGAACTTCTAAATGATATTCATCACCTTTAATGTAAGTATCAATAATCTTTTTAGCATAATCTCTATTAAGAATATATGCGGTTGCACCCCAATCATTCCAATCTCTTTTACGTATCTTTATTGAAGAATATTGATCTCTTATAGTAAGGAGTTGAATACAATCAGCATCTTTTGGAATTTTTTCAATAAATTCATTCCATGTAAAGTTCCAATATTGAATCGTCTCTAAACTTAAATCATCTTCTCCAAAAAATCCATATTCATCATTAGTATTTTCATACCAATCTTGTATCATCTTCAAATGAGATACTGCACATCCTTTAGTACCTTCATTTAATGTGTGTACATATTTTCCCACCACCTTATCATTAGATTCATGAAATCTTTTTCCTATGTAACATTTAGAATCAATTCCACATGATATGAGCGACTCAGTTAGTTCTTCTCTTCTATCAATACTTTCTTCTAAAGATATGTATCTAAGCAATGGAAACTTAGATCTATGCTCTACATGTTTATGGTTAGTAATATAATCATTAATCCATAAAGATAATTTATCCCTGAATACAATATCATTTTCTAAAAGTTGATCAATACTTTTTTTAGTAACTTCAATTTTCATAATTTACCTCAAACTTTTTTTGCTTTGTATAGTTGGTCAGTATACTGATCTATTTCCCATTTGATTTCTTTACAATCTATATTTTTTTTATAATCTTCAAGACTTCTTTGTATGTGTCTTTGTGCTATTACATACTCAGATTGCCATCGAAGTTGTTCTCCACTATAACTTTTTGATAACTCATTATATACTTGATCATTCATATCTTTATCAGTATGATAAGCTTCAAAATTTTCAATCCTCTTTTTGTCTGTATGTGGAATATGAAAAACTGTGTATGCTTGAGTTAATAATTTCTTTTGAAGACCTAAAGATTCCAATCTATCAACCAGTTCATCATCTTCATTACCATAATACTTAGATTCTCCTCCACGATAACCACCAACTTTTAGAAAATTTTCTCTAGTTACATAAAGAATTCCCCTCAAATAATAAAAAATAGGTTCTTTAGTCCTAGGATCAGATTCATAATCTGCCATACCACATAGAAAAGAATTGTTATCTATTGGATAACTATCAAAAAAATTAAACTCTGGATATGGATTAAAAAAGTAATCTGTTGCCATTGTCATAACGGCATCTCCAGTAGCAATACTTGCCGCCAGATTCAGTGGTTGAGGCATATTAAAGTATGCTTCATTATCGACTCTGATTAATTTGACTCTGGGATCAAATTTAATTATATCATGAATAGATTGATCTGACGACCAATCTACAACTATAACTTCATGTACTTCTTTTTTGAGTAACCATGATTGTATAGATGTATATAATGGTTCAACTCTGTTTTTACATGCACAAATTATTGAAACTTTCATATAGTATAAAATTGTTTGATACAATCACAAGTATATTCAATTTCATTATCAGTTAACCAAGGATGCATTGGTAAACTAAAAATTTTATCTGAATTCTCGATTGTTTTTGGATTACTGTATATATTTAAGTATTCAAATGGTTCAGTTTTTTGAATGGGTACTGGATAGTGAATTCCAGATTGTACTCCACGCTCATTTAAAAATTGTTGAAGTTCTTCTCTATGATCGACTAATAAGCAATAAATGTGATATACATGCAAGTCTACATGAATATCTTCTTCTGGAGTCTGAACAAAGTTTGGGAGAAAATCATCTTGCAAAAGATCATTGTATTTTTTTACAACTTCTTGCTTAGATTGATTCCATGAATCCAAATGCTTCAGTTTTTCATTTAAAATGATTGCTTGAAGTGGATCCATTCTATGATTCCATCCAATGTCATCATAGTAATACTTCTTAGATGATCCATAATTTCTCAAGGAACATAATCTATCTTTATACTCTTCGATATCAGTTGTAACAATACCTGCATCACCAATAGCACCCAAGTTCTTTCCAGGATAAAGTGAGTATACTGCCATGTCAGAATACTTTCCAACCATCTCACCATTTGTTATTGCCCCATGTGCCTGAGAGGCGTCTTCAATGATCTTACAATCATACTTCTTTGCAATCTCAGACACCTTTACCATATCTGTAGGATGTCCATACAAATGAACTGGTAGTATAATACAATGATCATACTTGCCACGAGTGTTATCTAAATGTTCTACAAGTAGATCAAGATCCATTTGAAAATAATTATCATGGTCAATCAGTGAGATGTTAAAGTCTCCTTTGATTTGATAGTAAACTGCAAGAGGATCTGCGATAAAGGTATTTGCTGGCATTACAACATCAGTTGTTCCTTCATATAAATTTAATGCCTGAATTGCCATCTTTAATCCATCAGTACCATTGGAAACACCGATAGAATATTTTCTTCCAGTCCACTTTGAAAAACTAGTTTCAAATTTTTCAAGATATGGTCCACAAATATATGCAGAAGAATTAAAAAACTCCTGAATTTTTGGATTTACTTCATCTTTAATTTGATCCCACTGTTTTACAAGATCATTAAATTTTACTTTCATGAGAACAAATTTTAGTAACAATTTCGGTAAGTTTCTTCTGATCATATGACATCTCAGAAGTTTTGCAATAGTTTAAAAATTCATAAATTGAATTTTTTAGAGGAGAATTTTTATTTTGTTTACTTATAATTTCTCCATCAAATTTTAATAATTGTTTTGAATCATCCCAGATCAAAAATCCCCTTTCAAATTCAAACAAACACTTTCTAAACTTTTTTCCATATTGCCAACTAGAATTTATTATACAATCAAATGTATCATAATTCAAGATACCTACAGAAGTATCATCTTGAAATCCAATTTTGTCTCTCCTATAATTCACCCAAGTTATATTTTCTGGAGAAACATTATCAAAAATATATTGAATAATACTTACGTCGTGAGAAGATAGATCCCATCGTGCATCTACATCATTTCTAACTGGACCAAAATTGAGACGATTCATTTCAATGGATTTAATCTCACCAAAATAATCTTTCAAATATAACTCTTTAATTAATTTTACATCCTCATTGAATGTAAAAATCCAATCAACAAATAATCTAGAATTATTTTGTTCTGACAAATTGTAGAGATATTTTACATCTTGGATGTTTAAGCAAAGTGGTTTTTCACAAAATACATGAACTTGTTTTTTTAGAAAAAATTCTACAACTTTTCTATGGTATTTTGCAGGAACAACTACAAAGGCACAATCAACATCATAATCATAATACTTACTGTCAATAACCTCATCTACACCATCAATGTTTTGTCCAGCAAGTAATGGATCACATATTTTTATTTGAGTAATTTCCGAAACTTGTTTTAAATTTTTATAAATTATTTTTCCCCAATATCCAAAACCAATTAATGCTACTCTCATTTTTCAATCTTTGATAAGTTTAACATTGTAGTCTATTGTAGATACAACTATAGAAATTTCATCTTCACTAATTATAGATCCAGGTTTTTCAAAACTCTTTATTTTAGTTGAAGCTGCTTGTCGTATCACTTTTCCATCAAACACAGGCATTTGATACACTCTAAAAGTATATGCTCTAAATTGATTAACCACTTCAAATGCAGTTTTTTTGAAATCAATACTTATATTTTTGAAATCAATTGCTGCTTTTGAATAATACGTGGATCCATAATATGGTTGTTCTAAAGAAACATAATGATTGTTAATAATACTATCAAAATGTTTTACAAATAAGTTAAAACCATTCTGCAAATACTTACTATACAGAACTTCAGCAGTATCTTCAGAATCTATTAAAAATGATTCTTGTGCAATTATATTTCCAGTATCAATACCAGCATCCATCTCATGAAGAGTAACACCTGTAATATCTTTTCCATGAAGAATAGGTAAACATGATGTATACATCCCTTTATATTCTGGGAGTAAAGAAAAATGTATGTTGAATAATTTTTCAGATTTAAATCTATCAGGTTTGACAATCTTATCAAACTCTAAAGAGAAAAAATATAAATTATCAACTTCATACAAATCCTCTAAAAATACTTGTGTCAATCCATGATCAATACAATGTTTTTTAAATGAAGGTTGCCAACTATGTTCTCCATTGTCAATTTCAATAGGAACAAATAAAAAATTATCAATTTTATAATTGGATAAGATATAATCAACCGCATCTACCGCGATTTGATTTCTTCCACCAATGCAAAGAGTTAAATTATTCATTAGGATCATTCATTCTGAAAAAATATAATTTTTTACAAATTCTTGGTTAACTCTCACAAGATACGCAGCATTATCTTGGAACCCAAATGTAATTAGATAATCAGCACCATACTCACACATACCAACAGCAAACTCAATCTCACCTTCCAAGAAAGAAAATCTTCTTGAGACTTTTACAATATTCCAATCTTTATCCCAGACTACAAAACGATGGCGATATGTTCCATCTTTTCTTCCTGCAGGACTCTTGAAAAGAAAAGTCTCATGGCATAATGCAAAATGATACTCACCAAAAGGAAGAACTTGAGAACCTCCCCGAAGATCAATACACCCCAAATCTTTAAAATCTGTAATTACAACTTGTTCAGTAGTTCCAGTTTCAATGTTATACTTCACAATTTCAGTACCATTTGTCCACTTCACAAAATGATATGGCATATCAAGAATTGGCATCCAATTCTTCTCGCAGTATGATTTATTTGGTGGAGGTGTAGGAATCCTATGTTGATTAATTTCTTTTACAATCCCATCATTAGAAATTTCAATTTCGCAGAGTTCCATACGACCAGTGCCGATAGTATCTAAATCACGGCGAACTCCACAAGTATAAAGTTTATCATCCCACCTAAAGATGCGAGCATCTTCAAGACCCACAAACTCCCACAATTCTTTATCAGGGTGTTTTGATGTGTCAATATGAGTATGCCACTTCAATCTCATATTATTGTCCATTTCTCCGATTACATTCCATGTACGAAGACGTAGATCATTTTCTGGGTGAATGTAAACAAGAGGTCCCCAAGGATGTTCAAAAATATTTTTTTCTGAGTGATAAAGAGTATAATTAATATTTCTGAGGTTAACAATAATCCTTCCATTATCATTGTAAATGGAAGGATTTGTAATTGAAGGACCTTTTAGACTGTCTGATGGGATTATTAAAGGATGTATAGAACCACCATCTTTTAATACTAGATTTACGAAATTTTTAGTCATTTAATATTTTTTAAATAATTTATACTTATCTTGCCATGTCATTTGCACACTGACATCTAATTCCATCAGCAAGAACATAATGGAAAAATATTTGATGATAATATAAATCATCTTGTTTATTTTTTTTAAAGAAATTCCAAAATCTTTTTTTACTTGGAATTGGCAGTATTCCTGGCATCGCATCTCTCCAATGAGGTCTTTCACATCCTTTATACAATAAACCATCACCAGGTTTCAATATTAGTGAATGAGATTCTCCAACTACACTAACTTCTCTTTTAGTTTTATCAGTGTATATGTCTGGTGTTTTAATTTGAAAAGGCCAATCAGCATCTTTTCCTTTTAAATTTGTGCTGACATGAACAGACACTGAAATTTCACATGCATCACGATCTAAATGTTTAGTGAGTTCTTGTCCCGGATAATAAAATCTATCGTAATAATAGGTATTATACAACTTACGACCGATGATTTTTTCTAGTTTTAGACGAATACCAGAATGAATACTGTGATATTGCGGGTGCCAATATCTGGAAGTAGATCCTTCTACTTGAAGTTCTAATGGGTCATATCTAAATTGATCTAATTTTTTCCCCCAATAATTATATTGACCTTTTTCTGAAGGAACTGGAGAATACAGTTCATCTACACTCCATAAATCTTTAATTATAAGGTATCCATTTTTTTCGAAAGATTCATTTTTTGTTGGGGAAGTGCCCGTATTTGATCTTTCTTGTAATGTGTTTTGAAATTCATTCATTTGTTCTGACATTTTACCTCACTTCCAACGAGGACCAACAGTCCAACCAACAATAGATTTGCGAACTCCTTTTGTAACTTTGAGGACACGGTGTTGTGTACGAGAGTCGAATAAAATAACAGTGCCACGTTTACGAGGAGCAAAATAAGATTTTCCAGATTCGTCAAGCAATTGTAAATTTCCACCTTCATAATCATCTGGATTGGAAAGTTGCATTACAAATGACAGTTTTCTAACGAGTTCGATATTTTCATTTAAAAAATCTTGTGCCAATCCATCCGCACGATTACCAACACTTACGGGTTTGTACTGTGTTGCTAATCCGGCATCATTATGCCATCCGTAAAATTGTCCTTCTTCATATCGAGTATATTGCATCGATTCCCCATCAATACAACGAAGATCATACATAAAATTTTCTCTATTGGCACGTTCAATATAGTGCCAAAGAAATCCACCAACCCAATGAAAACTTGGAATCCATGCATTTTGAGAGTTTCTTTTATCTTTGTTTAATGCATCCCCATGAAGTCTAGAATCTTGCATTTGAGGATCGAAAGATGTCT